AATCGCGAGCAACTAATAGGGATCCCCATACTTCTGCTCCCCACGCCCCTAAAATGGGCGAGAGAAGCACTTTCTGGAAGACCAGCGGTAAACGATCCGTCGCGGACGACAAATCGAACGAGAACAACCCGAAGGTTTCTCGGGAGAGTGCACGACCTCGTGATTTCCCCTTATGGGTATCACCAGGAGGTCGATTCTTGCTCCTTAATTCCCTCTGGCGTTCTAGCAGACGATCAAGCGGTTTTACCTGATCGTGCGTACCATCCTGCGGTATGACTCGCAAGAGTTGGAAGATCGCTTGATGCAATGGGTCCATTACCCATTGCGTAAAGCAATCAACCATAGCGAAAACTCTAACTTTCCCAGCGGCTTCTTTCTTGAACCCTAACTTCCCGAGGAAGTGTTGCCAAGTACTACCTACCTTCTTGCCTACCTGTGGAAGCCAATCCACAAGGTCGACTCCTCCGGTGATTAACTCACCGGAGGGTGTGACCGTCGTTCCTTTATCTCGAACGTCCCTTGGGCCTTTCGCCCAGAGTTCCATCCGATTCAGAATCCAAATATTTCCCGTCATAACACACCAATTCTCCAAGAGTATTCTCAGAGGTCGGTTATGCTCGTCGTTCCACACTCGAACGCTTAATAAAATCGCGATCGGGGAGGTAGATAACCACTTGACAACCTTGCCCGAAAGGACAGGGCTGGCAGCGGTAATCAGAAACGGCTTCGCTCGAAGCTGTTTAAGAAAATCGATTGCACCATCGTAAAGAGCATCAGTAATCGACCCTGGAACCGTGAATTTCTCCTTAACCAAAAGATAAAATTTCCCAACAAAGCGACTAAACTCTGTTAAGATAACCGTCTCTCCTGAATAAGGAGCAATAATAGTCCCAAGATTGACGCGTCCCGGTATATCGATCACTCGATATATCGAGAAGAGAGATAACCAGAGACGTATTATCATCTTGTTACCTTTACTTATCTCTTTGCGATGCGTTACTGGAATGAGAGTAGGTAAACCTCCTCCTCTCGTCCGCCGGACGCGAGCTCCTAACGAGCCCGTGTCGGAAAGCTTCTGGCCGGCACACGCCTGCTGAAGAAGTGTATGACACGCTTTGAGGTAGATAACCACATAGCGCATCCCACTTGCAACCCATAAGGAATGTACCGCCTTAGCGTATACTAGAAGAACTTTTACCACATAGATCGTAGACTTAATACCCAATACAGAAGGTAAATAAAGTAATACCTTAAGTAGAGGGCGACCCAAGTTTCCTTGGATCATGCCATTAATCGACCTAACGACCTGTCGCAATCGAGATTGCAGTCGATCAGCTGAAAATAAAATGCTGTTCGTTTGTTTTCTAGAGTGTGTCATGGTTGTTAGTTATATTTTTTTAACGATTAACCCCGGTTTCCGCATAGGAAAT